TTTATATGTGTTCTAAAGTAAAAGCTGAGTTAGATGCTGATAATAAAATATTAAGGATAGAAAAGTTAAAATAATTTATGAGTATTTATAATGATAGATTGGGTGTTAAAAAGAATAGAAAAAATTTCAAGATCAATATTCCATTGGACTTGGCGTGTTCAAACACACCGAAAATATTACAGAAAGAAAAAATAGATGGAATATGTATTAACAATGATACTTTGTGCTTATGTTGAGGGCAAAACAACTTGTATGCCACCACATAAATTTGATGAGATTTATGTAGATGGTTATAGTTGTATGCTTGATGGTTATACAAAATCTTTTGATAAGATTGTTGAATTAGGCAGAGATGATGTTAATAAATTTAATATCTATATAAAATTTGGTTGTAATGAAAATATCGCTGACAAAACCACAACTTCAAGTAAGCCAATCGAAAGCGAGATTTAGAATACTAATTAGTGGACGTAGGTTTGGTAAAACCTATTTAGCAGTTACAGAGATGATGAAATACGCATCTCAACCCAATCGTAAAATCTGGTATGTAGCACCAACATTTAAAATGGCAAAAGAGATTGTATGGGGAACTCTTAAAGAAATGCTAAATCTATTTAATTGGATTGAGGATATAAATGAAACCACCATGACTATAACTATTAGAAAAACAAATAGTCAAATATCATTAAAAGGTGCAGATAATTATGACTCACTTCGAGGTACAGGATTAGACTTTTTAATATTAGATGAGTTTGCAGATATAGATAAACGTACTTGGTTTGAAGTATTAAGAGCATCAATATCAGATAGATTAGGACACGTTTTGATGTGTGGAACTCCAAAAGGTTATGGTAATTGGAGTTATGAAATGTACTTAAAAGGAAAGCAAGACGATGATTGGGAGTCTTTTCAATTTACCACAGTTGATGGTGGCATGGTTAGTAAAGAAGAAATAGAACAAGCAAAACAAGACATTGATATTAGAACATTTAGACAAGAGTTTGAGGGTACTTTTGAAAACTATGCTGGTGCAGTTTATTACAATTTCCACCCAGTTGACAATGTAGTTAAAAAACAAATTGATTGGACAAAACCTTTACATATAGGAATGGACTTCAACGTAGATCCAATGTCTGCTTGTGTTGGTCAAATAGAAAAAGATAAAGTTTATTTTATTGATGAAGTTATTATTTATGGCTCAAATACTGATGAAATGGTGCAAGAAATAAGAGATCGGTATGGAACTAAAATGCAAATATTTATTTATCCAGACCCAGCTTCTAAACAACGTAAGACTTCTGCTGGTGGTAGAACAGATTTATCTATTTTGCAAAATGCTGGTTTTAAAGTTAAAGTAAAACACAAACACCCAGCGATACGAGATAGAGTCAATGCAGTTAATTCAAGGTTAAAAGATTCTAATGGCAAACGTCACATTTTTGTTTCACAATCTTGCAAAACATTGATAAAAGGTTTACAAAGACAAATATACAAGGAGAATACAAATATTCCTGACAAGGAAGATGGCTTCGATCACATGAACGATGCTCTTGGTTATATGATTGAATATTTAAAACCATTAACCACACAGGCTAATTTTTCTTCTCCAACAAGATGGACAATAAAATAAATTATGGCATATAATAAAGATCAAGCAATAGAAACTCACAAAGACTATCAAGAAACAATTAATAATTGGGAGTATTATATTAGATCATATAATGGTGGATATGATTATATGATTGGTCAATATTTAAACAGATATAATTTAGAATTAGATAACGAGTTTAATCAAAGACTTGCAAACACACCATGCGATAACCATTGTAAAAATATTATTCAAATATATTCATCGTTTTTATTTAGGGTAAGACCAAGTAGAGATTTTGGATCATTAGCAGATGAGCCTAGTTTAGAATCATTCTTAAAAGACGCAGACTTAGAGGGAAACAATCTAAACTCTGTAATCAAACAAGCACAAAACTACGCATCAATCTATGGACATTGTTTTATGATTTTAGATAAACCAAGCGTACAAACAAGAACTAGAGCAGATGAACTTGACCAAGACATAAGACCATATCTATCAATTGTTACACCAGAAAATGTTTTAGATTGGAATTTTAAAAGAGAAGTAAATGGAAAGTATTATTTAGATTATTTAAAAATACGAGAAGAAGTAGATAAAGATGGTGGCACATACATGAGGCTTTGGTTTCCAGATAGGATTGAAACAATCTATATGCCTCGAATGGGAGAGCCAAGTGTAATAGATACTGCCGATAACCTGATTGGCAAAATACCAGCAGTTATTTTATACAATGCAAAGTCACACAAACGAGGCATTGGTCAATCAGACCTTACCGACATAGCTGATTTGCAAAAAGCGATTTACAACGAATACTCTGAAATGGAACAACTAATAAGATTAACTAACCACCCATCATTAGTCAAAACTCCAAGTGTCAATGCAAGTGCTGGTGCTGGCGCAGTAATAGAAATGCCAGATGAGTTAGAGCCAAATTTAAAACCATATTTACTTCAACCATCTGGTCAAAACTTAACTGCGATTATGGAGTCTATAAATAACAAAGTAGAATCAATAAATAGAATTGCTCACACTGGTGCAGTCAGAACTACAAAACAACAAGTATCATCTGGGATAGCTTTACAAACAGAATTTGAATTACTTAATGCAAGACTATCTGAAAAAGCAG